CCCGAATCACATTGCTGATGACTTCTTTGCCTCTGTTTATCCTACTATTTCTTCTGGACAGAGCACAAAGGTAATTATCGTTTCTACCCCTAGGGGTATGAACCACTTCTACCGCATGTGGCATGATGCGGAAAAAGGTAAAAATGAATATGTTCCTACTGACGTTCATTGGTCTGAAGTCCCTGGTAGAGACGAGCAGTGGAAAGAGCAGACCATTGCTAACACCTCAGAAGCACAGTTTAAGGTTGAGTTTGAGTGCGAATTCTTAGGTTCAGTTAATACGCTTATCAACCCAGCAAAACTGAGAAACTTGGTATATGAAGATCCAATACAAAGGAATGCTGGTTTAGATATTTACGAAAAACCAAGAGCAGAGCACAATTATCTTATGACTGTTGACGTTGCCCGTGGAATGGGTAATGACTATTCTGCCTTTGTAGTTTTTGATATTACAGAGTTTCCATATAAGATTGTAGCGAAATATAGAAACAATGAAATAAAACCAATGTTGTTTCCCAGTATTATTCAGGAGACATTGAAAGGTTATAATAACGCATGGGTATTAGTTGAAGTTAATGATATTGGTGAGCAAGTTGCTAATATCTTACATTATGACTTAGAATATGAAAATATGTTGATGGCAGCAATGAGAGGTCGTGCTGGGCAAGTTGTTGGGCACGGTTTCTCTGGTAAGAAATCGCAAATGGGAGTCAGGATGACTGCTGCTGTGAAAAAGTTAGGATGCTCAAACTTAAAAACTCTTTTAGAAGACGATAAGTTATTGACTCTCGACTATGACATTATTTCGGAACTAACAACATTTGCACAACGTCACAACTCATTCGAAGCGGAAGAGGGATGTAACGATGACTTGGCAATGTGTCTTGTTATCTTCTCTTGGTTAGTTGCACAAGACTATTTCAAAGAGATGACGGACAATGATGTCCGCAAAAGAATTTATGAAGAACAGAAGAATCAAATAGAACAGGACATGGCACCGTTTGGTTTCCTGGATGATGGTATTAACGATGCAATTTCTTTCACGGATAGTAATGGTGACAGATGGCACACGGATGAGTATGGTGACCGTGCATACATGTGGGAATACTATTGATGGATTTCGATGACCAGATTGGAATAGAACATTTATTATTTTCAGAAAGAAAGTGTAGAGTCTGTGGAAAGCAAAAGGACTTGGTAGATGGTTTTTATCTTACTCGAAAAGGTAGAGGAGCATTTCCATCAGCATACTCATATGAGTGTAAAGAGTGTACAAAAGAAAGAACTATTAGCAATAGAAAGAGAAAGACAGATATAAGTTCAAAGTGGGAATATCCTGACTGGTGAAGCATGTTCATGCATGGCTTCCCCAATGAAAGTAGTCTTTTTAATAAATAATTTCAGAAATATTCTGGATTAGGAGAACAGAAAGATGCCGCTAAATTTAGCATCTCCTGGAATTGTAGTAAGAGAAGTTGATCTGACCGTAGGGAGAGTTGATCCTACTTCAGCTTCTATCGGTGCTATCGTAGCACCTTTTGCGCAAGGACCAGTTTCGCTGCCTACTGTTGTACAAAGCGAAAGCGACTTGTTAGGAATTTTTGGGCAACCATATTCCACAGATAAGCACTATGAGCACTGGATGGTTGCTTCATCTTATCTGGCATATGGTGCATCATTAAACGTAGTTAGAGCAGACGATACAAGTCTGAAAAATGCTTGTGCTGGTGCTAGTAACGACATTAAGATTAAGAGCGATGAGCACTATAACCAGTTAGGGTATGATGAAAATACCATCACTGGGTACACAGTTGTTGCTAAAAACCCAGGTTCTTGGGCAAACGGCATCAAAGTTGCATTAGTAGACGCAAAAGTAGACCAAACTCTCGGTATTAACACCACTGGTCTTGCAGTTGGATATGGTGTAACACAGGCAATCACCTCAACTCTACCAGGAACTGGTACGACTTCCGTTTTGGGTGGAGAACTCAAAGGTGTTATCACAGAAATCGGAACTGGAACCATCGGTGTTAAGGTTCTGAGTTACATCCCAACAGGTGGAACCGCTACCAACGTTGATTATCAACCAAGTGGTGTCTATCTGTTTGGTACAACTGGTGACCTGACGGCAACCAACAACTCTAATGTTGGAGTTTCTACAACTGCGGTAACAACTGCTGCCGATTGGTTCTCAAACCAGTCAATTACCCTTTCAAACAGCACTATCGCTTGGAACACACTAGCAGATAGACCATCAACTTCTAACTATACCTCCACCAGAGGAGGAAGATTTGATGAAGTTCATGTAGTTGTCATCGATGACGCAGGAACAGTAACAGGTAACGCTGGTACTATCTTAGAGAAGCACCTCGGACTTTCCAAAGCAAAAGATGCTGAGTTCTCACTTGGTTCTCCTTCATATTGGAGAAAGTATCTCGCGTCAAACTCTGAGTACATCTTTGGTGGTTCTGCACCAGTTGGTATCGTAACGACAGGTTTGGCTGCTGACGGTTACAGTCAGGCATCTGGAACTTCTTGGGATCAAAATGCTGCTAATGTAACATTCGCCGCCACAGGTTCCACGGTTCTCACCCTAGCAGATGGTAAGAACTATGATGGTACAAACGATATCACAGCAACTGGTGCTCTAACACCAGGTTTAGATGATATTGTAAGTGGATACACACTCTTTGAAAATACTGAGAACTATAACGTAGACTTCTTACTCATGGGTTCTGCGAACTATGAGAAGGAAACTGCACAAGCACTGGCAAATAAAGTCATTGCAGTTGCTGAGGTTAGAAAGGATGCACTAGCATTCATCTCACCATACAGAAAGGCATTCTTGAATGACACTTCTGTTGGAACAGTAACAGTTAACTCCGATGAAGATATTACTGATAACGTAATTTCATTCTACGCACCTGTTACTTCATCAACATATGCTGTACTTGACAGTGGATACAAGTACATGTATGACAGGTTCAGTGACGTATTCAGATATGTTCCACTGAATGGCGATATTGCTGGAACTTGCGCAAGAAATGATATCAATCAGTTCCCATGGTTCTCACCAGCAGGAACTCAGAGAGGTAGCATTCTAAACGCAGTCAAACTTGCATACAACCCATCCAAGACACAGAGAGACAGACTCTATTCAAATAGAATCAACCCAGTTATCCTCTCACCTGGTGACGGTATCGTCCTCTTCGGTGACAAGACTGGTTTTGCTAAGTCCTCTGCATTCGACAGAATCAACGTCCGTCGCCTCTTCATCTACCTTGAAGATGCTATCGCCGCTGCTGCTAAGGATCAACTGTTTGAGTTCAACGACGAGATCACAAGAACCAACTTCGTCAACATCGTTGAACCATTCCTCCGCGACGTTCAGTCTAAGAGAGGCATCTTCGATTATGTTGTTATTTGTGATGAGACCAATAACACTGCTGCTGTTATTGATAACAATGAATTTGTTGCTGACATCTTCATCAAACCAGCTAGAAGTATCAACTTCATTGGTCTGACCTTCGTTGCCACCAGAACTGGTGTTTCTTTTGAAGAAATAATCGGTAACGTTTAATTATTAATCAAACTTAGAGGTAAAAACCAATGGCAACCAGAAATCAACTAAATCCACCCCCACTAAGAAAGATTACTGACTTCAAGAGTAAGCTAACTGGTGGTGGCGCACGCCCCAATCTATTCGAAGTTGTTCTCAACTTCCCAGACGCAGCTCAACCAGGTTCAGTTGTTCTTGATAAGATTAGATTCTTAGCAAAAGCAGCGCAGTTACCAGCATCCAACGTAGCACAAATTGAAGTTCCTTTTAGAGGAAGAATTCTTAAGATCGCTGGCGACAGAACATTTGACACTTGGACTGTTACCGTTATCAACGACACCGACTTTGCTATTCGTTCAGCATTTGAAAACTGGATGAACACAATGAACAAGGTATCTGATAACACTGGTTTAACAAACCCAGCAGACTATCAGTCAGATGCTTATGTTTATCAACTCGACCGTAGTGGAGAAACTCTGAGACAGTATCGTTTCTATGATGTTTTCCCAACTCAGGTAACTCCTATTGAACTTTCATACGATGGTCAAGGAATTGAAGAGTTCCAGGTTGAACTTCAAGTTCAGTGGTGGGAAGCAGTCAAGGGCAATAGTCCAAATGCTGGCGGTGTAAACATCAACTAAATAGTACATAACAGAGAGTTAAACTTTATAATATGGCAAAACTTTTTGGTTTTTCTATTGATAGTAACGAACCTAAATCACCAGGTATTGTTTCCCCCGTTCCTCAAACTAATGAGGACGGGGTTGACAATTATATATCCAGTGGTTTTTATGGTTCATATGTAGACATTGAAGGTGTTTATAGAACAGAACACGATCTTATTAAAAGATATCGTGAAATGGCACTTCACCCAGAGTGTGATGGTGCTATTGAAGATGTTGTAAATGAAGCTATCGTAAGTGACCTATACGACTCTCCCGTAGAAATTGAGTTATCCAACTTAAATGCAAGTGATAGACTCAAAAAGATTATAAGACAAGAGTTTAAATATATTAAAGAAATCATGGACTTCGATAAGAAGTCCCACGAAATTTTTAGAAACTGGTATGTTGATGGAAGGGTATATTATCTAAAAGTCATTGATGTAAAGTCTCCCCAAGATGGTATCAAAGACCTTAGATACATTGACCCAATGAAAATGAAGTATGTCAGACAAGAGAAAAAGTCTGGCAGAAGAGATTACATGAATGGTATAAGTGTAAACAAGAAAAGTGAGACTGAAAAGGTATTCTCACCAGAGTTTGAAGAATATTTCCTCTACACACCAACACCAAATTATCCAACAGGAACAATTTCTGGTGGTTCTAAGAATGCAGTAAAAATTGCAAAGGATTCTGTTACCTATTGCACTTCTGGTTTAGTAGATAGAAACAAGGGAACAGTATTGTCTTATATGCATAAGGCAATCAAGGCACTCAATCAACTGAGAATGATTGAAGACTCCTTGGTTATCTATCGTTTGTCCAGAGCACCAGAAAGAAGAATCTTTTACATCGATGTCGGCAATCTTCCAAAGGTAAAAGCAGAGCAATACCTCAAAGAAGTCATGTCTCGTTATAGAAATAAACTTGTTTATAACGCACAGACTGGTGAAATTCGTGATGACCGTAAGTTCATGTCCATGATGGAAGACTTCTGGTTGCCCAGAAGAGAAGGTGGTCGTGGAACTGAAATCACTACTCTGCCTGGTGGTCAAAATCTAGGTGAACTTGCTGACATTGAGTATTTCCAAAAGAAACTGTATAGAGCACTTGGAGTTCCCGAGTCAAGAATTGCTGCCGATGGAGGTTTCAACCTTGGTCGTTCTTCTGAGATTCTAAGAGACGAACTTAAGTTTGCTAAGTTTGTTGGTCGTCTGAGAAAGCGTTTTGCTCAGATGTTCAATGATATGTTGAAGACTCAACTCATTCTGAAAAATATCATCACTCCCGAAGACTGGGAGATCATGTCAGATCATATTCAGTATGACTTCCTGTATGATAATCAGTTTGCTGAGTTGAAGGAATCAGAACTTGTCAATAGCAGACTCACTACACTTGCAACTATTGAACCATATATCGGTAAGTATTATTCTACTGAGTATGTAAGAAAGAAAATTCTTCGTCAGACTGATGCAGAAATCATTGAGATTGATGAGCAAATTGAAGATGAAATTAGTAAAGGTATTATTCCTGACCCATCGCAAGTAGACCCAATTACTGGTGAACCATTACCACAAGCAGGTGGTGAAATGGATCCAATGGCAATGGGTGCTGATGGAATGGGAATGGGTGAAGTTCCTATGGAACCAGACATGGAAGCACAGGCGGCAGCGACTGACGCACAAATGCAGAAGGATACCAAAAAGGCAGAGATATAAATATAGAATATAACATACATTTTTTTATGGAAAATATTATCGACTTAATTGCCACTGACGCTACTCCTAGTGAAGTCAGTGATCAGATCAAAAGTGCATTATATGCAAAAGCTGCTGAAAAAATTGATGCTGTGAGACCATTTGTAGCATCAAGTCTGTTTGGTGCTGATGAACAAATAGAGGCACAAGAGCCACAAGAGGACCAAGAATAATGCCAAGAATATTAGTAAAAGGAACAGAAGTAACTGTTCCAGATTCGGTTGGTGCAGGAACCAGCTTCAGTGAAGCAACAGTGGTTCGTCTTGCCAATCCCAGCACAACAGATTACGTTATTACCGTTTCTGAAACAAATGCTGGACCAACTGTTGGAACCTTTACATTATTGGCAAACACAACAGAAATGTTGGAAAAACAACCAACACACACTGTTCATGTAGCATCTGGAACAGATGTACTGGGAACAAAAGTAGGATTCACCGCATAATCAAATGAAACTCATCACAGAAGAAATTTCAAAAGTAGAATTCATCACCGAAGGCGCTGGTTCTGACAAGAAGTGCTACATCAAAGGCATTTTCTTACAGGCGGAGCAAGTCAACCGTAACGGTAGAATGTATCCCATGTCAATCATGGAGAAAGAAGTCAATCGTTATAACGAAGCATTTGTCCTAAAAGGACGTGCTCTTGGTGAACTTGGTCACCCTGATGGTCCTACTGTAAATCTTGATAGAGTATCTCACAAGATTTGCGAACTTCAAAGAGAAGGAAATAACTTTGTAGGAAAAGCACAACTTCTTTCCACCCCAATGGGTAAGATTGCTTCTTCACTCATCAATGAAGGAGTTACTCTTGGAGTTTCTTCTCGTGGTGTTGGTTCACTCAAAATGACCAATGAAGGTCACAAAATTGTCGGTGAAGATTTCATGTTAGCAACTGCTGCTGATATTGTTGCCGATCCTTCTGCACCTGATGCATTTGTATCGGGGATCATGGAAGGAAAAGAGTGGGTTTGGGAAGGAGGAATTCTTCGCGAACAACTCGCAGAAAATACCAAGAAGAGAATTAATACTCTTGTTGATCAAAGAGCACTTGAAGAGCATAAGTTGAATCTATTCAACGATTTCCTCTCAAATCTTTAGTTTATAAATAAATATAGATTATAACAAATAATCAAATCAAACAAATGTCCGTTGGTAGCAATTTACAAGAAATGGAAAACGTAGTAACCAAAGGGGCTGCACCTGCTGAGTCAATGCCTTCGGCTGGCATTCCAGTTGAAGATCTCGGCGGTCCTACTCCCGAAAATTATCGTCCCGATGACGATTCGGCAAAACTCTCAGATCCTGCCGCAACTCTCAAGCAAGTAAAGGATGTCGTTAACGCCAAGGCTGTTGCAGCTGAGGAAGTTGAGGCAGACGAAACGCAAGAGATCGTTGCAGAAGAAGAAGTAACCGAAGAGGAAGTTGTTTCCGAAGAGGAAGAGACTTCTGAAGAGGTTGTTGCCGAAGCAGAAGAGACTTCTGAAGAAGTCGTCGAAGAAGAAATTGACATTGAAGAAGATGTCAATGCACTTCTAGAAGGTGAGGAGCTTTCAGAGGAATTCCAAGAGAAAGCACGTACCATTTTCGAAGCTGCTATCAAGTCGAAGGTTTCTGAAATCAAAGAGAACCTTCAAACTGCATACGAGCAAGCACTCGTAGAAGAAATCGTAACCATTAAAGAAGGTCTTGAAGAAAGACTCGACGCATACCTCGAGTATGTTGCTGATGAGTGGATCCAAGAGAACGCTCTTCAAGTTGAGCACGGTCTCAAGACTGAAATGACCGAATCATTCCTTGCTGGAATGAAGGGTCTTTTTGAAGATCATTATGTAACCATCCCTGAAGAGAGATATGATGTTATCGAGAGCATGGTAGATAAACTAGATGAAATGGAGTCAAAACTCAACGAG